TGCCATTTTAATTATAAGGAGAATACAATGAGCATTTTATTTGGAATTTTATTTTTTTTAAACATAGCAAACCCAGAAAATTTTGAGTTTGCAAACAAAACATTGGAAAATAACAAGCAGTATGATTGCAAGTTTGTTTATAAAGGCATATCAAAACCAATAGATAGACCTGCATTTACTTTGTATGGCTATACACTGTTTAAACAAGAGTGTAAATAGTGATAAAAGAATCTATGTTTTTGTTTTTGCTGATTGGTGAAAATAATAATTTTGAAGAACACTATATTGGCAAAGTTCCTAATTGTGATGTTCATGCCATAGAAGTTATGAAAAAAGCGAAACAAAAATATAGGGATATAAATGGATATTTGTGTATAAACAGTAAATCTTTTGAAGCAAGAAAAAAGTTTATGCACAATCCAACACCACCGGAGCAAAAAGTTATAGATGATGTAAAAGAACTATTGCCAGAACCTATCAGCAAACCTTTAATATTGAGAAAAAAAAATGAAAATAACTAATCTAGCAAACCTTCCTAAAGTAATTGAACGGGCAGTAGCTAACGATCCTTATGATTCTGATGGATCAGATATATCTGCTACCCGTTTGGTTGCGCCACCAAGAATTGTAGCTTTACAAAAAAAACACGCACATGAAATAGAAGAAGATGTATCAGATAGAATCTGGTCATTGCTTGGTCAGTCAGTACACCATGTCATAGAACGATCCGTTAGACCAGAGGACATTTCTGAACTACGATTATTCTACAAAGACAAACAAGTAACAAATGACTGGACAATATCCGGAACTTTTGATTATTTGCAATCTGATGGAAATCTTGTTGATTTTAAAGTTACCTCTGCATGGTCAGTTTTAGAAGCAACAACCAAAGGTAAACCAGAATGGGAGCAGCAACTTAATATCTTAGATTATTTATGTAGCAAAAATTCTGATAAACTAAAAAACATACAGGTAAAGAAATTGTATATTATGGCAATTCTTAGAGATTGGTCTAAAAATAAAGCCCAAGAAGCCAATTCGGGCTATCCAAAGAAACAAGTTGTCATTATACCTATTAAAAGGTGGAATAAAAGCCAACAAGAAGAGTTTATAAGCCAAAGGGTGTTAGCCCATCAAAAGGCGCAAAGCACCACCACTGCGCCTGTATGCTCCTCGTTAGAGAGGTGGTCTAAACCAGATCAGTTCGCTGTAATGAAAAATGGAAGAAAAGCCGCTTTGCGTTTATTGTCTACTATGCAGGATGCAAAACAATATATAAAAGACAAAAACATGATAGAAGGAAAGGGATGTTCTATTGTACATAGAGTAGGATCAGATGTAAGGTGTGAGCAATATTGTAATGTAAATAAGTTTTGTGATTATTATAATAAGGAATTAGCATTTTGAGGTATTGGCATTGCAATACAGAATTAATATGGGGTGGAGATCACGACATAGACCATGAGGATGAAGAGTATACTATGGAAACAAACTTATCGTGTCCAAAGTGTAATTCATTTGTGGTGGTATACTTGCCTAAAGATAAAAAATAATATAAGATTTACACTATGTTAGATAAAATTAAAAACAAAGCAGCAAAATTTATTGACAGCTTTTCTGTTATAAGCATTTATGATTGGACAGTCTTGGTTTTGCTTATTATTATTTTAATAAACACATTGTAATATGGGTAAAAATTTATCTAAGATGCAATCTGATTTTATTTACTATTTTAGTCAGACGGGTAATGCAACCCAGTCAGCCATAAAAGCAGGGTATAAAAAAACTAATGCTGATAAAATGGGCTACGAACTAAAAACCCGTTACCAACAGCAGATAGATGATGAAATAAAAAAACAATTATCTGGATCGGTTCCTATGGCACTAAACAGAGTGGTTACATTGGCGCAAAGTGCCAAACAAGAAAGCATACAATTACAGGCAAGTAAGGATTTACTTGACAGGGCAGGGTATCAAGCTGTTAATTTACATCAAGACGTTACAAATGAAAGATCAGACAAAGAATTGCAAGAAGAGCTAAATACTATTTTAAATGGTATAAAAGGAAAGCCAAACTAATATGTTAGCATCAAGTATAGTCGGAGTCGCAGGTAAAATTCTTGATAAATTTATTGAGGACAAAGATTTAAAGCGCAAAATTGAAGGCGAAATAAGAAAAGAAACTCTTGCCATTTCACAGGCACAGGCACAGGCAAATCTTGAACAGGCAAAACACCCATCTTTGTTCGTATCTGGCGCAAGACCTGCAATTATGTGGGTATGTTGTCTAGGTATAGCATGGCAATATTTTATAGGACCAATACTAACTTGGATTTTTGCTATTTGGATGCCGGGAGTTGAGCCACCTCGCATTGAGCTTGAGGGATTATTAGGTTTGACCATGAGCTTATTGGGATTAGGGGCAATGCGTAGCTATGAAAAAAGTAAAGGTGTAGCAAGAAATAATATGAAATAATGCTACAGTATAGTAATATGTTTAGTTTCTTAAAAAATCTTTTTTTCCCAACACCGAAAAGCAATATTAAAATAACACACTTACAAGTTATGACAAAGGCAGAGCTAGAGCATCTTGGCAGAAAACATGGCATAGAGCTTGATAAAAGATTTAAAAAACCACAGCTTGTTCTGACTTTATTTAACCATTTGAAAAAAAAATAATGCACGACAAACTCAAAGAAAGAATAAAACAACACGAAGGGTTTAGAAACTATGTTTATTTAGATAGTCTGGGTAAAAAGACTGTCGGGTACGGGCATTTGTGT